TTAAGGCGATTTTACGCATTCACGGTAGAAATACATACCACGACAAGGGCGCGCTGCAGTCACCCCCGTTAAACCCCCGTTAAATTCGGTCTAAACGGTTGTGTGATGGGTGATGGGTGGAGTAGTGGGGTTACCCATCACCCAAACTCCTAAACGCCGTTAATCCCACCCCGCGCGATACAGCCGCCATCATGGCGGCATGACTCGACGCATAGCCACTCTCGCCTTCCATCTCGACCCCGCCCACAAGGCGGTGCGCCTGCTACCCGCCGGGACGTTCCGCTCTGCCGACGGCAGCGGGCGGCCTGTCGATGCGCCAGCCTGGCACATCGATTCCGCCGCCGCCGCGCAGATCATCGCCCGCGCCAACGCCAGAACAGACCGCAAGGTAGTCGATTACGAACACCAGACCATCAAGGCGTCGCAGAACGGCCAACCAGCCCCGGCAGCCGGATGGATTGACGCGCTGGAATGGCGCGCGCCAGCCGGATCGGAACCGGGCGGCATTTACATGATCCCGGACTGGACCGACAAGGCCGCCGCGATGATCGCCGCAAAAGAATACCGTTACATCTCCCCGGTTTTTACCTATGACAATGATGGCCGCGTGCTCGATCTGCTGCACGCCGGTTTGACTAATTTCGCGGGGCTGGATGGCCTTGCCGATCTCGCCGCGCTTTCCGCGCATTTCAATCTCAACCAGGAGAAATCCATGAAAATTCTGTTATCCAAACTCGGCTTGAACGAAAACGCCACCGAAGACCAGGCCATCGCAGCCCTTGCCGCCATCATGGCACGTGCCGACAGCGCGGAAAGTCGCATCGCCACGCTTACCGCCCAGGCCGAACAAACGCCCGATCCTGCCAAGTACGTGACGATGGATGCCCATAGCCAGATCCAGAACGCCCTGGCCGCGCTCACTGCCCAGTTCGAACAGAAAGAACGCGACGCCATGATGGCAGCCGCGCTGGCCGATGGTCGCATTCTCGCCGCCCAGGATGCCTACTGGCGCGCCCAGCCGGTGGCTGCGCTAAAGGCATACCTCGACGTGGCGCAGCCACTCGCCGCCCTGGTTGGTACGCAAACAGGCGGCAAAGAACCCGCTGGCGCGACAGACGCATCGCTGGACGCCGCGCAGATCGCCATATGTAGCGCCATGGGAATTGATCCCAAGGCCTTCGCCAAAACCCTCGCCAAATAACAGGAGAATGCAATGACCGCTCTGACTAAAGACCGCAACACCCCGCGCCGCATTGGCGAGGACTTCACCTTCCCGGTCGCTGCCGCCGTAACCTGCCATGCCGGCGCCATCGCCGTGCTTGATGCATCCGGCAACGTCAAGCCCGCTGTAGCCGCTACCGGCCTGATCTGCGCGGGCCGGTTCGAGGATAGCGCCGACAATGCCGCAGGTAGCGCAGGCGATATCAGCGCGCGGGTTGCGCCTGGCGTGTTCCAGTACGCCAATAGCGCCGCCGCAGATGCCATCACCGCCGCCGAGATCGGCGACACCTGCTACCTGGTCGACGACCAGACCGTGGCCAAAACCGACGCAGCCGGCACCCGCAGCGCCGCCGGCAAGATCGTCGGCGTGGATAGCGCCGGCGTTTGGGTACGCATGGGGTTGTAAAAATCCCCATCACCCATCACCAATAAAAGGAGATTCAAATGCTGGTCAATAAAAGCAACCTCACCAACCTCTTCATCGCACTGAAGACAGAATTCAACAACGCCCTGGACAACGCGCCGACCTCCTGGCAGGAAATTGCCATGCGTATCCCGTCCACTACCGGGCAGAACGATTATGCCTGGCTGTCCAACTTCCCCAAGATGCGCAAATGGGTGGGCGACAAGAACATCAAGAACCTGGAAGCCTTCAAGTACAGCATCGTCAACGATGACTGGGAAGCCACCGTGGAAGTGGACCGCAACCATATCGAGGATGACCAGATCGGCATCTACGCCCCGCAGGCGCAGATGGCAGGCTATTCGGCAAAGCAGTTGCCCGACGAGATCGTGTACGACCTGGTCAACAACGGCTTTACCAGCCCCTGCTTCGATGGCCAGTATTTCTTCGATACCGACCACGATGTCGCCGGCGCCAGCGTCAGCAACAAGGGAACGGCGGCATTGAGCGCCGCCAGCCAGGCCGCAGCCATCGCCAGCTACGGCGCGGCACGCACTGCCATGCGCAAGTTCAAGGATGCCGAAGGCCGCCCGCTCAATATCACCCCTGAAGTGCTGCTGGTGCCGCCCGCCCTGGAGCATATCGCCCTGGCCCTGATCAACAGCGACCGCCTCGACGACGGTAAGGCAAACCCCTTCAAGGGCACCGCCCGAGTAGTGGTAGAAGCGCGCCTCACCTCAGACACCGCGTGGTTCCTGCTCGATACCTCCAAGGCCGTCAAGCCCTTCATCTACCAGGAACGCAAGGCCCCGGTATTCGTCGAGCAGACCGACCCGCAAGCCGATGACGTATTCAGCCGCAAGAAATTCAAATACGGCGCCGAGGCACGCGCCGCCGGCGGCTACGGATTCTGGCAGACCGCATGGGGCAGCACCGGGCAGGGTTAATAAGTAGTGATCAGCCGTCAGCAGAACCGTTTTGCCGATGGCTGATCGCTAACAACGATAGAACAAGGATTATCCATGGCTACCAGAAATTCCAACGCAAAAGACAGTTCCGGAGAAGTCGTTACCGTGACCGTCAGGGCAACGCGCGACGGCTTCCGCCGCTGCGGCATGGCCTTCGGCAAGAACCCCATCGAAGTGACGGTATCCCTGGAAGATGCCGAAACCCTCAGGGCAGAGCCGATGCTGATCGTCACCGAGGCCGCCGAGTAATCATGGCCTACGCCACCCTTTCCGACCTGGTTTCCCGCTTCGGCGAGGAGCAGTTGGTCCAGCTCACCGACCGCAACGGATCAGGCGTGATCGATCAGAGCATCGTCGATCAGGCCATCAATGACGCCAGCGCCCTGATCGATGGCTACCTGTCGGGGCGCTACCCGGTGCCCTTGTCTCCGGTGCCGGCCATCCTGGTGGGATATGCGTGCGATCTCGCCCGCTACAACCTGTTTCCGGATGCCAATCTCGATGATGTCAATACGGTGCGTATTCGCCAGCGCGACGCCATCCGCTTCCTTGAACAGGTCGGCCAGGGAAAGCTCAGCCTGGGCCTGCGGACAGAACCCACCCGCGATAACGGCGTGCAGTTTTCAACCAACCAGAATGTGTTTGGCCGGAGCGAGCGAGGATGAGCGGCTTCCTCGCCATCGAGCCGCTCCTGGTGGCGCGCATCAGCCAGCGCGTCATCGTGCCAGGTCTCAAGGTCATCACTGCAGCGGACATGGCCGGCATCAAGGAAAACGCCCAGCCCGTGCCAGCCGTGCATGTGATTTACGACGGCTGCACCATGCGCGAGGAAAAAGGCCTGGTGGAAATCGTCGAGCGCTGGATCACCGCCGTGGCGGTACGCAACCTGAAAAGCACCAGAAGCGGGGAAGACGCCAGGCAAGACGCCGGCCAGATCATGGATGCCGTCTTCGCGGCCCTGCTCGGCTGGCAGGCGGATGGCGTTAAACCGCTGCTGCCGGCTGACCCGCCAAGGGCAAGTTTTAACGCGGGCTTCGGCTATTTCCCGATGGCCTGGTCCGCCCGGCTGAAAAAAATACCCATGCCGTGCATCAATTAACCATAGGAGAAATATCGTGGCAAAAGACGAAAAAGGAATCACCAAAACCATCGAACTGCTCAAGCCGCACGAAGACGGCGGCCGCGAATACCCGGTTGGCGCGCAGTTAACCCTGCCGGCCGACGCCGCCGACTGGCTGGTCGGAATCAAGAGCGCCAAGCCGGCCGAAAATAAGTAAGCGCAGCGCCGCGCAAAACCACTGAAAGCCGACAGCTAAACACAAGGAGATTCAAAATGATTTTTTCCGGACAAGGCCCGATCTTCGTGGGCGATTTCGACCCCGTCAACGGCACCGCCGCGCAGGGCTACCTGGTCAACATGAAGAAGATCGGATGCGGTAACCGCACCCTTAAAACCTCGTTCAAACAGGACACCAAGAAAGTGCCCGAGAGCTGCTCGGGCCAGCGCCTCACCAAGACCATTCTGGAAACGGGCAAGGAAGCCAGCATCTCCCTGGAAATGGTCGACTTCGACCGCCCCATGCTGGCCATGGCCATGTACGGAACCAGCGCGCTGAAGCCGGCGGGCACCGTGACCGCCGAAGCCTTCCCCACCGTGGCGGCGGGAGACGTGGTGCACACCAAGCATCCCAAGATATCGAGCCTGGTGATCAAGGACAGCAGCGCCGCCCCCGTCACCCTGACGCTCGGCACCCACTACACGGTTGACAGCGCAGACCATGGCCGCATCAACATCCTCGATGTGGCTACCCTGACACAGCCGCTCAAAGCGGATTACGCCTATGCCGCCTACGGCAATATCGCCGCCTTCAACGCCACCAGCGTGGTCAAGGGGCTGATCATGGACGTGATCAACACTGCCGACGGCAGCAAGTCGCGCGTCACCATCCCCAA